GGTCGGCTCGCTCCAGGGCACGGATACCGTGTTCCAGCGATCCAGCTACCGGGCGTCCAGCACCTACGGCGTCGGCACAGACGGCACCGTCTACCAGTGGGTTGACGAGATCAATGGTGCCTGGTGCGACGCGAACATGGCCAGCGACTGCTCAGGCATCAGCATCGAGCACGCCGGCGGTATCGCCGGCATCGCGCCGACCGACGCCGAATATGAGGCGTCCGCGCAGCTCTGCGCGGATATCGCCCGCCGTTACGGGTGGACGAAGCTGTGGCACGACGAGACCGGCAACCGCACCGGCAATATCGTGCTGCACCGCGAGGTGCCCGGCACGGATCACGCCGGCTGCCCCGATAGGGCCGTGAACGGCCTGGACGTGGCCCGCGTCATCAACAGGGCGAATCAGATTCTGAACAACCAAGGAGGAACAGACATGAGTTGCGCGCTTATGATCCGCGACGACGACACCGGCGTGGTCTATTACTGGAGCCCGGAGACAGGCCGCATCGGTTTGGGGCATCCCGACCAGATGAAGGTGCTGGAGGACGCTGGCGTGAAGCTGATCCATTCCAGCAAGAAGGCCCCGTGGGCCGCCCGCGCCGATCAGATCAGCGGTTACGTGCAGGCTAAGACCACCGCGTATGAGAAGGCCCAGACGGCCGCGCTGGAAGCTCTGGCGAAATCGGTGGGCGCGAACCCATCCGACATCACCAAGACCGTGAGCGAGGCCGTCAACGCGGCGCTGAAGAACCTCACGGTGACGCTCACGAACAAGGAGGCATGATGGATTACGGAGAGGAACAGGTGGAAGGCGGCGACCCGCGTACGCCAGGCGTCAGCGGTGCGACCATCGCCCGCGCCGCCGTGCTGCTGCTCGGCTTGATTAACGCTTGCCTGGTCATGTTCGGCGTCGATACCATCCCCATCGCTGACGAGACGGTTAACCAGCTCGTCGCCCTCACATGGAACGTGGGCGCCGCGCTATGGGCGTGGTGGAAGGACAACCCAATCACGCCCAAGTCGCGCGCGCAGCACGCGGCCTAGCCGGCCAACGTCACCGCGTCCAGACCGACGCGCAGACGGCTGTCCGGCATCGCCACGTAGATTTGCGTGGTCTCCACGCTGCTATGTCCCAGCAGTTTCGAGACCAGCAGCAGATCGTGCGTGGTCTCGTACATGCGCGTGGCGTACCGGTGGCGCAGCGAGTGCGGCCCCCAACCGTCCGGCAGCAGCCGTGTGAGGTGGCGGGACACATACGATTTTTCGACGTGTCCCCGCCACCGGCCGGGGAACAGCCAACCGGGCGCGGCCGTTATCCGCTTCGCCAGGTCCTCGCTTATGGGCACTATGCGCTGTTTGTCGCCCTTGCCCCGCACTATCAGCGACGGGCCGGCGTCGCCTTCCAGCACGTCGCGCGAGTGGACGGCCGCGATTTCGGACAGCCTCAACCCGGCTTCGGCACCGAGGCGCAGCATGAGCCGTTCCACATCGTTCGCGGCGCACATGGCGGCGTATATGTGCGCGTCGGGACACGGGCGGGGATGCGGCCGCGTCTTGCGCACCTTCGGCAACGCGGCGGCCGGATCGTCCGCGCGCCGGCCCGTGGCATGCAGCCACCGGAAAAAACCGACGAGCGTGTTTCGGTAGCCCTTGCGCGTCTCCGCCTTCCATGATTGCGAGGCGGTCCAATGCACTAGATCCTCTGACGTCACGTCATAGGGCGATTTATCCAGGCACCGCGCCGCGTGGCCTATCTTGCACCGCCG